CAGGTGTGTACTTGCCGCCAGTACCGGTAAAGCCGCCCTTGTCGAACAGCCCTATGCCGCCGCTTGCCGCTAGCTGTGCGGAGCCGCCAAAGCCAGCGCCTGTGATTAGCGACAGCCACGAAGATCCGCCAAGACCTCCAGCAGCACCCATATTCTGGGTGATCGCTGCCAACCCGGAATTGAAACCGCCGAGCCCGTTAACGGCGCCAGCGGCGGTTTCGCCCATCTTGGCAATCTGGGTGTTGAACTTGGCGACGTAGGAGTTTCCAGTCGTCCCCAGAATGTCCGCGCCCATGCCGCCCTTACCGACAGATCCTGGGCCGCCAAACCAAGCCTGAGCCGCGCCGCTTGCGCCGAACTTGTCGGCGTAGCCACCGAAGCGGTGATTGAAGATGGCGTCCTGCGCGGACCTGTCGCCAAGAAACTCACTTGCCGACAGCCGTCTTCCGAGAGCCGCCTCAGACCATGGGCCGATATTGTTGCCCATGACCTGATAAGCGCCGTATGCTCGGTCGCCGTTGCGGGTGACTGGGCCAAGTGCGCCGTAGTTGCCGCCGCTCTCAATTGCTTGGACGGCCTTGGCATACATTCCGATATTGCCAACCGCCGGCAGGGCCGAACGCGTCACCGCCCCGACAGGAGCTGCAAACGTCGTGGCCGCAGAAGATGCGACGGCAGCAATGCCACCGCTCTTGCCGCCGCCACCAAGGAGAGCCGAAGCAAGAGCGCCGCCGATCTGCTCAAAGAGGCTGTCCAGCGACTTCTGCATGGCATTGGCTGCGGCGTTCTTGATCGCGTCCGCAAAGGATTCGCCGATGCTCTTGCCGCCAGTAAGAATGCCGCTGCTGAATTCCGATAGGAACGACTGAGTAAGGTCGGACAGTTCTTCCTGCTGAAACCTGTTGCGGATCATCGCGGCATTGTTGCCGCCAAGATCCTCATCGAGTCCGTAAGACCGCAGCCGCAGCTTAACTGCCTGCTCCTGCTTAGAAAGGCCAGCAAAGGCGGAGTCGTCCAGCAAGTCCTGCTGCAACTTGGCCTGGGACAAGGCTTGCGAGTACTTGCTGTATAGCTCGACCTTCTTCTCGATCTCGGCGCGCTGCTCGGAGCTAAGCGACCGACCCTTGTCTTCCGCCTCCTGCAGTAGCTCGAGCCGGAAGCGTGCAGCATCGGTCTGGACGCCGTATTCTCCCGTTAGTTCTGTCTCGAGTTGCAACTGCGCGATACGGTCGTCGGCACTCTTGACCAGGTCGCGATAGGCGTTCGCTGCACGCTGCGCGGCAGTCTCCGCCTTCTTCTGCTCCCCAGGCAAACCTTCCAGTTCAATGAGCGGTCGGCGCTCCGGCACTGGGCCGCCCTCAGGCAGGCGAAAGCCGCCGCCCTGTATCGCTCCATCAGCACTGCGCTCAACGTCGCCATAGGTGCCGCGGCTCGGATGGCGCGACGTAAGCGCGATGGCAGCGTCTCGGTCGAACTTCTGTGCGCCGCGCGATGCGGCGTCGATCACTGGAATAAGCTTCTCGAAGATTTCCAGATAGGCTTGGAGCTCAGGGCTGGCGTTGTTCTTGACGATCTCAGCTAGTTCTTTGTGCGCCCGCTTTGCAAGGTCGACAGATGCCTTGCCTTCGTCAATCCCCTTCGTCAGCTCACTGAACGTCGCCTGAAGCTTGATGACTTCGGAGGCATCCTCGCCCATCTGCGAGATACGCGACACGATATCGCCGATCTGCGTATCGACGTCGCCGAGTTGCTTGCGAAGCTCGTCCCACTGGCCGCTCCTGCCGACGTCCAGAGCCTCGGCCGTCTCTTTTGCGTCCGCTGCCCTCTGGCGCTCGTCGTTGTACGCCTTCAGTGCCGGTAGTGCTTCACCCCACTTGGAGACAACGGCCTGTACGAGCTCCGCTTCCTTTTTCAGAGTTGCCTCTGATTTCGCGCCGCCAAGCTCCAGCGAGCTGAAATACTGGATAGCCGCAGCGGAAGCGCCAACGAAGCCTATGACTGCCAGAGACTGCCAACTAATGAGCGACTTAAACGCTGCACCAAGGCCGCTTATCACACTCTTGCCGTTGCCCATCGTGGCAATGACAGATGACAACTGCGTGCCCTGCTGCAAGGCAATCTGCAGAGGATTCATGCCCATCGCCGAGGTTACGACGATATCTTGAAACTGGGCGGCAATGTTGGCGGTCTGAAACCCCTGAGCCGACCCGCCGCGAGGCGTAGCCGCCAGAGCGGCATTCCTGCCCTTGATCGCAGCCGTGCTTGCCAGAGCGGCCTGACGCTCGCGCTGAATGGCCGAAGCCATCTCGTTCGCGGAGATGGCGCCGACTGCGTGAGCCCGCTTAATATCGGCAACGGCTGATTTGTAATTGTTGATCGTCGCAAAAAGCGGCGAGTAGCGAGAGCGAAGACGCTCAAGCTCTTTGCCTTGGTCGGCGAGTGCGCCGCTCCACTCCTTGGCGCCGCGGGCGCCGATTCCGACCATGCCGTCGATGCGCTTTTGCAGCGCCGTCGACATGGATTTGTCTATGCCGTTGCCGAGGGCGTTGAACTGTTTTTCGACCTTGCCGGTGGTCGACGAAATGTCCGCCTCGAGTCGCTTGAGGCTCCTTTTGACCGTAGCCAGGTCGGTGCTGATGGAAATTACAAGATCATCTGTCTTTTCAACCATCAGTCGTGTATCCTAAGAAAAAAGAAAAGCCCGCGCGAACGGGCTCAAAGGGGATTGCAAATGAACGGATGGTTGAAGTCGCTTGTAGCGACAGCGTGCATCGTGGTTATCGTAGGTGGCGGCTGGCACGCATGGGGAGAGTACGCAAACGCGAAATATCTCGCGAATGAGCAAGCAGCATCGCAGCAAGCAGAAGAAAAATCCCGCTGCACGGCGGCCGTTAATACCCTCATCGCATTCAAGAATGGATCGGCGGAGCGTCTTGACGGCAGCTTCTCCGACAACAAGATAGTTGCCGCCGCATGCCTGCGCGCGAGCACCGACACCGATTTTCATCGGAAGGCAAAACTCGCGCTCAAAGCCGCTGGCATAGACCTGCAAGAGTGACGGCCTGCCCGCTGTTATCCATACTTCGCCAGTAGTGCGTTCATTTCCCCGCCAGACGGGGCGCTCTGCTCACCCTCCGCACCATTTGCTTCATTGCGGCCGTGGATTGCCTCAAAGAACTCGGTCAGGGAGGCGTCCCAAAAATCAGCGGGACGCCAGCCAAGACCACCGAGCGCAATGCGCATCCAGTCGCGCCAGGGGAATGGCGCGCTTACTTCGTCACGTCCGCGGCCGCTTCGACGTTTCCCTCTTCACCATCATCGAAATGATGAGCGAGGGCAGCGTTGAATGCTGCGGCGCAGTCCTTAAAGTGCTTCAACTTGAGCTTCTGAATCGCAGCAAGCCGATCGCCTTTGATGGTCAGCAACTCAATGCCGGCCAACACAGCGGCCGCCTCAACGCCAGACAGGCGCATGAAGAGATCCTGAAAGGACTTGCAGTCCAGCCTCGTCGACACAGCGGCGAGACCGGACATTGTGGCGGCGATGACGAGTTCAACGCCGTCGATCGTCAGCAGAACTTCGCCGCGGGCGCCGTTCACCATTACGCTCTCCTCTTTAGCCATGGATTACACCTCAGCCGTAAAGGTCAGCTCTCCGGCTGCGACAAAAGTCGCGCTGAATTCCATGTTCGGCTCAACGTCGCCGCTGAATTCAAAGTCCGTGACCATCCAAGAACCCTCGTAGGTGCCGTCGCCAGGGACGACGACCTGCGCATTGAAGGCGCTGGACGCGCGGACAAAGCCCATGAAGGTCGTCATTGCTGCGCCGGCAACGAACGCGCCAGAGCCGGAGAAGGTGCGATTCGAGATACCGGGACGGCTGGTCTTCTGTACCGGGCCGCCAGGATTGGTGCAGCTCGGCACGGTGGTGTCGATCTCATTCGCCGACATGTTGAAGCTGCGCGTCTTCAGTCCGCAAAGGTTGCTGAAGACTTCCGGCGTGGCGCCGTCGCCGATTTTGATGAGAAGCAGTCTGCCAAGTTGCTGACCAGTTGCCATATGTTAGGTTCCTTCGTGTATGAAAAAACCCGGCAGATGGCCGGGTCGCTTTGGTGGTTTTGGTGGTGTGTGTAGCCGCAGACGCGCCGCAGCTACGGCTTCTCAACATTGGCCACGAAGTCGATGACCGCGTGAGATGTGAGCCCGTCGGGATCGCGAAATACCCGCGTCTGGCGGTGCATGATTGAGATCAGGCGGTTTGTTGCGAGCGTCAGCGGTGCCAGATGTAGGGAATTCGCCATTGCATCAGCGACCCGCCTAACTTCCGGAAATCCGACGGCCTGTGACCATCCGTGCATCGTCAAGTAGACTTCGCCGCCGCTGATGCATGTAGCGTCGTCGCGCAAGAACTGCGCTTCGCCGATCGTCACGTATGGAAACGTTACGGGAGACGGAGGCTGGTCGTAGACGCGCCCAGATATTAGCGGCGACAAGGCAGCATCTGCCTTCAGGCGCGCAACTATGGCGCCCTGCAGTTCCAATTCTGGACTGGCCATCAGCGTTTACCCTGCGCTTCCCTGACGCCTTTGTTGACGGCCGCCAGCAGTTTACGGCGGGCCGCCTTGCGGTAGGCTCGCCACGTATGAAAGACATGCGGTTGCGCCGCTGTGCCGGGATGCATCTGCGCTTCGCCGCTAAAACTGATGTTGCCACCGCCTGGGGCGACGTTGTGCGGGGCGGTTCCGAATTCCAAGAAGCGCCAGATGTATTCGGCGAACACTCCGGTTGCATCCTTGTCCTTGGTCTGCGTAATGCCGATCTGCTTTTTGTCTGGGTTGTCCGCCAGCCGAGCGCCTTGTATGCTGGCTGCGTAGTCGCCGGTTGCGCCGCGGGGCGCTTTTGCGGCAATGCGGGTGGCTGCTTCCTTGGCAATCTCGAGCTTCGCCTCGGCTGCGTACTTCTCGACAGCGGGCGCTAGCTCGTTCAGCCTTCGCGTAAGGGCCTCACGGCCCAAAATCTTCGCCTTGAACGCCATTACGTCGCCACCCCATCATCAACCAGCAGGTCGAGCCACGCGTTTTTCTGGTCTGGGTTGGTGACGGTCCTGATATTCATGACGCGCGACGCGTTGCGCGCATCCACGATGCGCCATGAGGTGGTCACCTCGCGCGCAGCAGCGCAACTGCGAATTCGAACCGTGTAGGGCTGAACGCCGACAAGGCGCGCAGCCTGCACCGGCTCGCCGCCCCTAAGCGGTATCAGCTCAGCTGCCGCTGTGAAGACGGTTTCGTACGGTCCTGAGACTTCATTCCCAGCCCCGTCGTCAATGGCCTCACGTTTCTGAAAGTGCAGCCTTTGATGCATGCGGCCGGCGCTTGGTTTCTTGGCCATCCGTGTTCTCCTTGCGAGGCGCCGCAACCTTCATCGCGGCGCCCTTGCTGATGACCTCGTCGGCGCAAGCCCTCGTGACGTTGAGCGCCATTCCGGCTTTGTAGGCGATGGTGAAGCCAGGCTGGACCCAATAAAAATCCCTCTTGAACTCCACCCAGGCCATTAGGCGAGCGTCACGCCAGGATCTTGGACGTCGACGGCAAGAACGGTCGTCGACTTTGCAATGCCAACCTGAACAGCATCCATTCCCGTCGCCAGGTCGGCGCGAGGGCAGAGACCGCCAGCCGTGCCGCTTAGCCAGTAGTCAGTTCCCGCGACCAGCGTGGCGCCGATCGTGATGTCGCCGCTCTTGTGGATGGAGATGGGCTGGTTAAGCGAGGCACCGTTCAGTGCAATGCCGTGCACCTGCCGAGTGCCTGTGCCGTTGTTATCGGAGAGGAGCCATTTGTTTGTGGCTGCGTCCAAATAAATCGCCTGGCCAGCCGTTATGGTCGCGCCAGCAGTGCCAACGTCGCGCGTGGAGTTCGTGCCGGCAATTACGCTCGCCGCGGTGATAACTAGATCTGCCAATGGTTCATTCCTTTTGCAGTGCTAATGCCGCGATGGCGGCCGCCTTGAATAATTCTCCCGCATCGGTTAGGACGCGGCGGTCATTTTAATTGCCGTCGGCAGTGATCTTGAAGAACAGTCGCCACTTATAGGTGGTCATGTAGACGGCCTGAACGAACAGGTAGCCTTCGGCCGCCTGATCATTCACAAAATTCTGCATCGCTGCGGCGCCGCCGTCGAATTCAACAACCTTGTACATCACGGTTACTTCACCCTGACTTTGAGTTTGACCGTCTGGTCGTAGGTTCGCCCGCCGGTCGTCACGACGCGATTGAGCAATTCGTAATTCACCCCTGCCGTCCCGCCTGATAGCCAGACGGTAGACAGCGTGTCTGTGTTGCTGTTGGAACCGATTGCCAGCCCTTCCCCGCTGGCCAACGTCCACGTTGACGTGCTGATCGTGTCGTCAACGAGCAGTGCGGACCAATCGAGCGAGTAGTCTTTGACCTCATCCGGGTCTTTAACAGGCGTCCATGAAATGCTCATTGCCATCCCCCTGGCCGCTGCTAGACCGCGACAATTCTGTTTTCGGCTGCGACCACTGCCGCTCGGCTTTCCGCATCAGCCGAAACAGTTCTGTTTTCGGCGCCAACGGCCGCCGTTCTGCTCGGATCAGGCTCGCCCAACTGGTCGTCGCTGGCCGACAGTGCATCTGGTCCGGATTCATCTGCGGCCATGGAGCCAGACACAGGAACGACACCAGTCAATGCGGCTGTCTCCGAGCCGGGCTCGCTGGCGGACAATGCGCCCGCCACAAGCACTGCGCCAGAGCCGACCACCGCGTCTGCACCAACTTCAGAGCCGCCTAAGACACCGGCAACGCGAACTGCGCCAGACATCGCAGCAACGTCGCTGCCCGTTTCAGTGGCGGCTACGTTCCCGGCAATCGCGGCAACCTGCGATCCGGAGCCAACAAATGTGTCAGATCCAGTCTCGGCGGCTACAAGCGCTCCGGTTATGAAAACGTCGCCAGCGGCAGCAAACGCGTCAGCGCCCGCCTCGCTCGCGACAAAGGTTCCGGCTACCGCAACTTGGCCAACGGCCAGCGCCGCGTCCGTCCCAGTTTCCGCAACGGTAAGCGCACCGGACACCGGGGCCGATCCCGCCATCGCTGCCACATCAGAGCCAGCCTCAGCGGCGCCAAGCGACCCAGACGCCAAGACAGCGCCGGAACCAGCGAAGTCATCTCCGCCCGCCTCTGTGGCCGCCAGTGCCCCAGTCACGGCCGCGCCCGCAGTCGCCTCTGTAATCTCGAGCCCGTAGCCGATCGAATCCGTAGATGTCGATGTCCACGTCAGCGACGTTGCCGGCGACGTCATGTCATAGCTGACATTCAGCCTGACGTTGGTCGCCGGGGCTAGATCGTAAATCTCAGTGCAGCCTGCCGGCTGCGTCCAGGTGGAACCGGCGTTACCGACTCCAAGCGCAACAAGAATGGATGTCGCCGCATAAGCGCTCATCGTGACGGATGGGTCGCCGGCCGCGTTCACGTTGCTGTGAAAATTCGATGATATCGCGCCTGTGCCGGATATCTCGAATACTTCGCAACCAACCTGCGTTGGTGTGCCGGTGGCTGTCACCGTAACTGTGCGCGCCGACGGGCTGCCCCCGACATCCTGATAATAAATTGCGCCGCAGATGACGCCCGCGTCAATTCCGGACCCTGTGACCGCAGTCCAAGTGCCACCTAGGCTATCACTGATCGTCGGGACTGCGGCCGTAGAGCCGCGGGCAGCGCACAGCGCAAAGATGCGGACGTTTGCCGATGGCGTAAAGCTGGCTGACGTTGCCGTAGTTGCTGTGGCGCCAGCCGCTATTAGGTGCGTTGGCGTCCCGATCGCCATGGCTTAGGCCGCGTGCGTTACGGTCGCGCTCGAAAGGGTAACGTTCTGCCCAGACGTGATCGAAACGGAATCAAGGTTGATGTCGGAGCCAGACGTTCCGACAGTAAGCCCGGTCAAATGCGCAGTGCCGCCGCTCGTCTTGACCTGAGCCTTGGCCGCCGTGCCGCTTGCGCCAGCCGCTACCGTCGAGTTGTCAAAAACCAGCGTCCAGACGGCTCCGGAGACAGTGCCGCCAGCAGCGTCAAGCCCGAAAGTTGCCAGAACAGCATCAGCCGCCGTCAAAATCTCCATCGTGCCGTTGGCGAAATGGTCGCGCGTCGCAGTCATGCGCGCGGTCTTCACCGCGGCGTTATAGGTAACAGCCATTTTGTGAGTTCCCCGCGCTTAGGCGCCTCTGTCTAGTTTTTGGTTGTCGTTTGCGGCCTGGTGAATGTTCGGGAAATTGAGATGGCAGTTCCCAATGCCCCACGCATCGACGGCCGCTTTGTCGTAGGCCAGAGCGGCAAGCTCCGGGGTATCGTGCGCGCCGAGAGACACCCTTTCTCCATCAAGAAATATCCTGGCGCTCCACTTGTCGTAATTTTTCGTTACGCCCTTGTATCCAGCCTTCGGCTCTCGCATTCTTGCCTTGACTGCCACTGCGGCGGCCATGGCTTGCTTCTTGTTGTCATTCGCCGGGTCATCCCACCACGCCTGTTTCTTGGCGCCGATGACCTTGGCGTGACCATGAAGCGAATACGCCAGCTTTATTGCCTTGGATTGCTTCTCTTTCACGGATGGGGATGACAAGGTTCGCTTGATCGATGCGCCCACCAGTTTGCGCCAATCCGGGTTCTCGTCTTTCCAGCGCGCCAGCCCCTCTCGGGCCTTCTCTATGGATTCCGTCTCTGAATTCCGCAAGGATAAGGCGGTCTTGAACTCCTCAGAATGCCTGAAACCCTCACAGCCCTCGCCACCATTGGTCAAATTTGTGAGCCTGCACCCAAGAGAGCGAAAATAGGCAATCCAGAACCGCTCGGCTTCTTGTCAATCATCGCCAGCCGGGATTACTTCAAGAGCGAACCACTCGGGCTCCAGACCATCCATCAGTATTCCGCGAATCCATCGTGAGACGCGCTGCAGTTTCCCGGCGCGAGCAAAACTAATGTGATTTCCGACCCGCTCCTCAACGGGCTTTACAGTCTTTCCCACATATCTAAGTTGGGAGTCTCTCGGATCGATAAGACCATAGATATTTGTCGGCTTTTTGCCGCTGTCTCGATTTTCCATTTGCCAGCCTACCTCTAGCTAAAATTTACCTGTGGCTTGGGTGCCTGGCAGGCGTGCAGGTAGACACGCTTTTCGTCCCGTCGGACTAGCCAGGCGATTCCAATTAGGCGAAAAGCCGCCTATATCCAAACTACTAAAGCGTTGAGGTCGGCGTAGACGAAGGCTTGCCGAGGAGGGCGACACCAGAGAGAAAGATGCTTCCTGCATCATTGCCAGACGGAGTGACCGTCATACGCACGTAGCGCTTACTGCCCTTGTAGCCGATCTTTCGGCACTCGACATCGTCAGCAAAGGTGAATGCGGCGAGCGCCTCGGTACCAATCAAATAGTCATCAGCGACGGCCGTCGCGTCAGACAAGTTGGAGGCATCACCATCCTCGACGAGTACGGCGAACGTGGCGTTCGTGTCGGTGTTGGTGCCAGTCACCAACACGAGCTCGCAAGCCTGAAAGCCGAGCGTGTCGATAATGGCGGAAACGATGGCCGTATTGTCGGTGCGGGCCGCTACTGGGGCGATCAGCGGGACCGGATGAATGTCGTTGTGAATCTCTCGACTCGGCATGTTGATGTCCCTTTCGGTCAGGCCACGCGGCCCACTCTGTAGCGTTCAAGAATTGATGCGACCCCCATCGGGAGCTCAGCCGCATTAGCATCAATAGTCACCGCTTCGCGGTTCTCGTAGAAATGACCGACAAGGAGCAGTAGTGCCCACCGTAGGTCTTGCGGCAACTCGCTATGACCGCAGACGAATGTCACCTTCACCGCGCCAGGCTCGCAATAGATTGATGGCCATGAGGCATCCCGCGCCGGCCAAATGCGAAGAGGCTGCTGGTCAAGGTCGTATCGCAGGCCGCTCACCGTCTGTTCTGCGCCTGCCGCATCGCGGTAGGTGACGGACGTCACCGCAGTTACCGGCCCGAGCGGAACAACGATTTCGCATGGGAAGTAGTCAAGAGACATACGCCAAGTCTGCGACAGCAAGGCAATGCCTATGCCATTCGGACCTTCGATGGCAGCCTCAGCGGCAGCCACCATAGCCTCGATCTCAGCATCGTCGTCATCATGAAGGACGCGCAGATGCCTTTTTGCCTCTGCTAGGTTTAGCGCCGCCGACACCGGCGCGCCCGTCCTAACTAGACGCGTCCATTCGTTCATTTGCGGCGACCTCGCTTGGGTGTGGGCGCGGGTGTTTCAGCAATCATGTCCGGTTCGGATGCCGCACCCGGCTCGACAGCCAAAACCGTCTCCTCAACCGCCGTAGCAAAACCGCGCGCAACCATCCTGGCCGCTCGCTCATTTGCTACTTCATAAACTTGTCCGCCAGTATATGTCTCGGAAGGGCCAGACATGCTGACCAATACTTTGATGAGCATTCCTGCCTCCCTTGAGGGGAATGGGCGCCCCGAAGAGCGCCCATCAAATATATTAGGATGCGAGGTTCTGAAGAACCTTCACCGCCGCCGTGTCGAGCAGTTCGCCGTCGAATCGGGTAAAGCCGATAAAGCCGACCTGGCCGTAGTCCGCGTAACGCTCGACAAGACGCTTGATCGCGAATTCCTTGACGGAGCGAACGATGTACTTGTTCATCGCACCGAATGCGACCGGCTTTGCCGACGCGGCGATGGAAGCCATGGCCTGGTTGATCGAGTAACCGTAGCCGAGGATCTGGGCGGGAGCGCCAGCCTTCACGTCGGCAGGCTGCCAGATATAGTCGCCTTCGAGATTCTTGATCTTCCGAAGGGACTTCAGGGTAGCGTCATTGAACATCCACCGGCACGAAGGGTCGGAGCGGTATGCCGGGTCGACGCTGTGCTCGAGCTCAATGAGATCGTCGAAGGTGATCGTGACGTCATCTGCGGCGGCAACCGCAGTAGCAGCTGTCACAATGCCGTTTGGCTTGGACGAGCCGTCGCCAGTGGTCAGGTGCGTGTTGGCGATGCGGCCAATGCGCTCTGCCATTGCGTCACGGATGATCGACTCAACGTCAAGAACCGCGTCCTGCAGAAGCTCGTCGGAGACGAGAACAACGCCGGAGGTGTACTTGAAGGCGTCGATCGTCTTCGTGCCAAACGCGATTTCAGCAAGGGAAACCTGCGTGTTCTCAGCGATGAGGGCTCCGACGTTTGCGGTGTCGTTCATCGTCGGGAACGTCAGTGCGGCGCCGGTAGCAGTCGTCAGCATGCGCGTAACGCCCGGATCCATCATCGGACCCCAAGCCTTCAGCGACTTGACGAGCTCTTCCTGGAAGATAACCGGAACGAGGTAACCGCCGGCGGTGTTGGTGCCGACAGACTGTGCGCGCTCTTCGTAGGACTTCAGGATGCCACGCTGTTCGGCGGAAAGCTGCGAACGGCCGCCACGCACGAAGGTACGGAAGGCGTCTGCATACTTCTCGGCGTCGGTCTTTTCAGCGGCACCGGGCGTTGCGCGGGTGTCTGCGCTCGGACGGCGCTCGTCAGCTGCATTTAGCTCGCGCTCGCGCTCTTCGAGAGCCTCTTCGCGCTTGATGCGGGCTTCGAGACGGTCATATTCCGCCATCGCGGCATCGTGCTGGATTTCAAGTTCAACAACGCGTGCTTCGGCAGTGTCGTCTTTGATGTCGGCAAGCAGCGCGCGTGCGTCTGCTACGAGCTTCTGCTGCTTTTCGCGCAGTTCGGTAATATTGGACATGTGATCTCCAAACGAAAAGAGCCCGCGAAGCGAGCCCGATGTGGTGGTGTTTTGGGTGGGTGACAGCGCTGGTCAGCGCGTGCTGCGGACCTTCAGTTCAAGGTCCATTTTGAGGCGTGCCCTAGTAAGGTTCGCCTTCGTTACCGGCGCTGCCGCCGGATCTGTAATTTGTTCTAGTTCTATGGCGGCGGGATTTGCCGAACGCCATTCGGCCAGCGCTCGCTTGCCTATTTCGGTATCGTCGTAAGCTGGCCATGCGACTGCCGAGACCTCGAAAAGATCGACGGCTTCAATGGTACGCACGGGAGGATCGATGGTCTCGTCCCAAGACTGCTTCGTCACAGAAAACCCGAAGCTCATCCCCGACACATCACCGCGCTCGACAAGCTCCCAAAGGTCATTGCCGTCCGTGGTGTTTGGAATGTCGATTTCGACGGCGAGCCCCTTGGAGTCTTCGGCTAAGCGAAGTGTGCCGCTCTTGGTTCGACCGATCACACGGCCCATATCGTGGTCGACAAGTGCCCTTACATCACCGCCAATCGCAGCGGAGAAGGCACCGGGCGCGATGCGCTCCGTCCACCAGCCGCCAATGTCGGCGTCCGAATTAAAGACGGCCGCATAACCTACCAGCGTGCGCTTCTCATCGTCGGCGCGCGTCTCGACGCCGAGTAGTCCGCCTCGTTTTTCAATCTTGGTCATTCGGCATTGGCCTCGTCGTCTGGATTGTTGTCGTTTGCAGGAGCCGGCTTTGCCGCCGTGCTCTGCATGCCGAGAGGCACCGTGGCGCCCTGGATGTGAAGCTTTTCAGCCTCGCCGCCTTGCTTCGGCCAGTTCTCCATCGCGCGCACCTCATCAGGCGTATTGATGGCGTTCTGAATCGCCTTGGCGTAGCCTTCCATGCGCGTTTTGAAATCACCCCGGAGCAATCCGTCGATGTTGAATTCGCAGAACTTGGTGCGGTTACGCGCCGAAAACAGCTTAAGGTTTAACTCCTGCTCCCACGCCTTAACCCACTGAGAGATAAGGTGCTTGGTCAACGCGAGGTCTTGCTGTTCCGTGTTGCTGAACGTTCCGTGTGTTAGGTCCTGCAGGAAGACCGGCGGGAGGCCGTAAATACGTGCGATCTCCTCGATCTGCATCCGGCGGGACTCCACCATCTGCGATTTATCCGGATCGACGCCTACGGCCTTCAACTCATGCCCTGCCGGCATGATCATGACGTTTCGACGCTCGGCGTTGGCGTCTCGCACCGCCTTCTCGACGTCTTGCGACGCCCTCGAAGCGGCTGCTGGCGACGGCATCGGGCCGTAGAGCGCCAAAGGAGGCACGCCACCGTTCGCAAAGAACTTGCGGGCGTACTCGTCGAGTGCTAGCGCTAGGCCGACCGCACCCTTCAGCTTCGTTACCGGGTCGACGTGTGATACGCCGTCTGGTTTCAGCATGAAGGTTAGATCGATGACCTCGCTGGCGGTGTAAGTGACTTTCCGCGTGCCGTCTTCGTAGTGATAAAGCTTTCGTCCGTTCTTGCGCTCGATCGTCAGTTTATCTGCGTCAAGCGGCCAAATGTTCATCACCCTGCCGGCTTTGTTTCGCTCGATGAACGAAACGCCGCGGCCACGCAGAAGAACGCTTATCATCATCCCTTTGCGCCACATAAACGACGTCAATTCGTCGTTCGGCGCGTCGTGCAAGATGCCATAAAGCGGGTCAGCCTCGACGGTGTCGCGTCCGTCATCGCTCTTGCGGAAGACCTGCAGCGGAAGACTGGCGATCGTGTTGGCAATGAAATTTACCGCACACCACACTGCCGGCACTTCAAGCGCCGTTTCGTGCGTGACCGCAACTCCGGCCACGCCGTGCCACTCGCCCATCAGTGCGCGCCAGGCGCCCACGTCAGAAAGCGGAACGCTTGGATTTTCCAGACTCGCTCGCGTTTCCGCGGCGGCCTGCCTTTTATTAAATGGCCACATCAAACCACCGCTATCTTGAAGTTTGGATCTTCCCAAGGGGAGGAAACGACTACCGGCTCAGGTATTCCATCCACCGCCGCGCCTACCGCCATCGCCGCGGCGACCGCCGGGTCAATTCGCACTGTAGATTTCTTCTTGCTGAACCACTGATTGCCCATGAGGGGGTCGGTTTCGATCGCCACACCCATCAAGGCACCCAGCAACACCGGAGACCGGCGCAGCCTGATGCGTTCCTCAAGGATTAGCGTCTCCAGCGCTGCGACACTACCAGGCATCCACAAGCCGAGTGGAGGTTCAAGGCCAGCGTCTTTTGCAGCCTGCACCTTGTCTTCGTCTGGCTTTGCGCGTTTCTTGCCGCCCTGCGGGTGCGCAACCGTCTTGATGCTTACGCCGTATTCGTCGAGTTCGGTTTCGAACTTATCAAACGCGTAACGATCGAAAGCCAAAACGCCGATACCATGCTCGGTATTGAGACGAGAGAATAGTGCAGCAACATGATCATACCGGATGCGAGCGCCTTCTGGCGCGTTGATATAACCCTGATCCAGCCATAGCCGATACGGCACATGGTCGACCTTTGACCGCTCGTCCATTGTGTCTCGCGGCGTGAACGCCTCAATCCACAAATCGTAAGTCGGAAGGTCCGATTCCGTGCCGTCTGCTCGCGTGATTCGCTTGGTGCCGGTCTCGACAACGAATGCCGCCGCGGTCAAATCCTTTGCGCCAGACAAATCGAGGCCGGCCGCCGTAATGGGCTTGCCCTTGTGCTCGACGTAAGGGTCGAAGTCGACCATCACCTTTTCAAGGATAGGCCGCGGTATCCAACTCGTGTCCGCCTCAGTCCATACGCAGAAGTGCAACCGCAAAATGCCGTTGCGCTTCGACGGGATGTCCTTGGCCTGATTGACAACGCCGGCAAGATAGTCGTGCTTCAGCGTGACGCCGAAAAGCGGGTTTGCCTTCTGCCAGCAAGTCGGGTCCGTAAACGGGTCGTCGTCTTTGTCGAGCGCGCAGACGTAAGAAAACGTCGTGTCGTCTACGACTTCGCCGACGTAAGTGAAGTCATCGTCGGGCGTCTGCGTACCTGCCGCCACCTTAACCGCGTGCTGGTGCTCGTCCCAGCAAATGCTGTTACGATCCGAGCCGGAGTTGGTGATCATGAACAGCAGAGGCTGCCGGCGAAACTTAAAGCCGCGCTCGAGCATTTCGATGACCTTGCCATCGGGGTGCTCGTGAATCTCATCGCAGAGAGCGATGTACGGACGCGGACCAGAGTGCGCACCTTCGCGCGAGATCGGACGAAAGAACGACCGCTTTTTGAGGTACGAAAGGTTCCACACCGGGTTGCCGCCCGATGGCGTCAACTTCGACTTCAACGCAGGCGACTGCTCGTACATCGCGACCGCGTCGCGGAACAGAACGAAAGCCTGGTCCTTGTTCGCCGCCGCGGCGTAGATTTCAGCCGCCGCCTCGCCGTCTGCCGTCAAGCAATAGTGGCCAATGCCCGCCGCAAGGGGCGACTTGCCGTTACCTTTGCCCTCTTCGATGTAGGCGCGCCGGAAACGTCGCAGGATTGCGCCGTCAGACTCAACACGCTTCCAACCGAATATGGAGCCAATCTTGAACTGCTGCGAGAGGTGCGGATGAAACGGACGACCTTCGAACTGGCCGCCATTTAGGCGCAACACCGCTGGGAAGTAGCGCAAAACACGGTCGGCAGCCATCGGATCCCAGTGGATGCCGCGCGATGGGCCGTTCAACCTGTCGTCCTTGTGTCGCCGGCAAGCGTTCCGCACATGAGGGCCAGCGATGATCGTGCCGTTGATGACCTTCTCTGCGTACTCGTCTACCGGGCCAGTCGGGTAAGGTGGGTTGAAGTAATCAGGCAGGTTAGTCGTTGAAGAACTCGTCGGCTGGGTCTTTGCTTTCGCCATCCGGTTTAGCTCCAGCCTTGCTGGCATCAGCCGGCGTCGCCCCCATTTGGCCGTAGCACTGGCGAAGAAGGTTCATGGCTTGCACGCCAACGTCGTCGCCCTTCATCATTCTGCCGCGGATGTTCGCGGCGATCGCCAAGTGACCGCGGTGGCTCCAGTTGAGCCAGGGCACCTCAGATGCAATTTCGCGCCACGCCTGCTGCGCGTGCTCATTCAGCCACTCGAATGGCTCGCCGACGGTCTCGGCGACATCCGGCTCGTGGCGCTCCTCGAATTTCGTTTTCTGTTTGTCGGCGTGGCCAGTAATTTTCGCCTTGGCCCTCGGCGTCCGCGGCCTAGCCATGCGATACCCTCAACATTTGAATTGAAAAAATGTGCAAGAATGGCCCACGCCGGTCCCTTGTCGGAGACGGATGAGGCGATTTTGCCCACCCCTCCCCATCAGAGGGGCCATCCATCCGCGCCATAGACCACGACCGTCTTGCCGTGATCCTCTAGCTGGCCTCTCGATGAGTGACATGGGGTGCAGGTGCTGACGAAGGGGCCTGACCAGAACAGACCTTCGTTTCCCTTATGTGGGATGGCGTGGTGAACTTCCCTCGCCTCGGTCACTTCGTCTCGCTCGAGACACCATTGGCATAGGGGTTGCATCGATAGCTGGTAGTGGCGCAGTGCACGCCAGCGCGCTGTCTTATACAGCTTTCGATAGCGTGCCGCTTCTTCACTGCGATGGTCAGCCATACACACCACGCAAAAAGGAAAGCGGCCACCTCAACCCGAAGGGAGGTGGCCGCATGATTACCCGTCGCCGAGAGGAGGCGGCGCCAGGTAATAGGGTGTCCTCGTTTCGGTGCCTCGACTCTAGATCGCACTTGATGCAGAGATGATCGGACGCGAACACGAGGGACCACTTTGCGCGCCATTATCATCTCAGCAGCTATCGTTGCCATTTTCCCGATTA